CAAGCCGCCACGCTTGAGAATAGCGTACGGTGAGGCTTTCATATACAGTCCTAAATCTTTGATCTTGCCGACCTCCATAATGGTTTTGGCATAAATACCTTCGCGAATATTGACGCCCTCCTCGCTGTAGCTGTCATAACTCAGTATACCATTCTCAGGCCGGTAATTGAGACGCGGCAAAAGTCCGGCGTCCATTTCCCAGCTGCCGTCCTGATCTTGCCAAAAGGTGGGTTCCATCATAGAATAGCCCCAAAACTTTGCGTTCATAATCTCATCGAGCAGGTCGTCAAAACCAACTGAGTCAATTAGATCATTAACCGTATCAACCGGTGTACCTTCCTTATCTACAAATTGCCAGTTGGCTGCTTTGATAGGATCGCGACGCTTTCCGGTCACCGCCTCGACGTGACCGTCAAGGTCAACATCGGCATAGAGGTTATACAATAGGCTGCGCCGTGGGATTTGAGATTCTGCGCTTTGAATTGCGCGCCTCCAGTTAGGGATGTCTTGCTCAGTACGATTGTAAGGTCGTACCTCAATCTTGTGCAATACGATCTGATCAGGAGCGCCTGCCGGTTTGGTGACCTTCGTTTTGGTAGTTCGTCTATTGGTTACTTTTCGTGCCATTTAAATGCGTTTTAATCGGTGTTTAAATTACCAGCGGGTATTGCGCTTAGGCGCGCTGCTAACGTGAAATAGTTGGTCTGCGCTTTCTTCAATTGCAGGCGGCCAGTTGCGCGGTACCACCTTGCCACTTTGTATGTCTTTTAACCAACTTATAGCCTCATCGCGACGCGTTTTGCGCAGTTCCATATCGGTTGCCGGATTACCAAGTATAATAAAGTGCCAAGCGGCTAAATCTTTAACGGCCACGAGCAGCATACTGTCGCGCTCATCGTCCTGCCGGGCAAAAAGCGTATCTATATCGTACCGACTTAAATAGCCCATTGCCTGAGCTTCAGCGGCAGCCATAGCATCGTTTAGTATATCCTGATCCCCGCGGTCTACTGCATTGAGCAGCTCGGAGTAGAGCGTAGTCTTAAAATCGTCACGTGTTACCATCGTTTGTTGTTTGTGCGCCTTCCGGCATTAGTTTGTATTTGGCTGGTGTCAGAGCTGACCTTGTGATCAATAAATACTGCCCCGCCTTCCACAGCATCCGGAGCATCATCATGAGCTTTACTAGTTGGTGAAAGTGCGAGAAACTGGTCTTCTGTATTGGTCATATGCTTACTGTCTTTAAGCCTTTCTTCAAACCACAACTTTTCGTTACGGTTAAGCGGTTCCAGTTTCGATTCAATACGGTAGAATTTGTCTGGTTTATCCCGTGGATCAGGCATTAATGGAAGGGTTAATTTGTGCCTTTCATTTGCCTTTTTGATCTCAAGCTTTAAGGTGTCATCGATCCACGGCCACTCAATCACAAAATACACCGGCACTTTACCGTTTACATCCTTAATGATCTCATACTGCCAGTCGAGCATTTGTGCCGTCGTGGTTTGATCGCAATACATTTTCCGCACGTGGTATTCATCCTGCCATTTACCAATAAGACAGGTGGCTTTATAGTCATTCTTTTTTCCGCTTTTATAGGAGGGGTCTGTATAGGCCACAAGGAATTTGTACTGACTAAGAGGCGGTAACTTTTTATAGTTGAGCTGCTGGAAGACTTTGCCCTTTGTAATAGGGTTATTGTAATACTCCTGCTGGATGGCAAAATAACTTAGAGGCTTTAACGCCCGATCAATCATTTCTTCAGTATTCTTTTGAGGCCATGTAGATTTACCGTTCTTGTCTCTAATGTTTACAATCTCTGCGTGGTCTGCAATTTTGATCGCTCTAACCATACAGCAATCTTTTGCAATGATGTTACCATTAAAGATCATTAGCAACGGTACCGATATGGAACGCGTGGCATAAAAAGCCCTTTCTAACCATTCCCAATCCTGCTCAACACGATCAGGATTACGGCAGCTTTCGTCGGTGTCATAATCATCGACTATTAACAGATCAGGTCTTACTTCCTCCTCACGACTACCACGAGGGTTACCACCTTTACCGATGGCGCGCATCGAAAATCCCTTTTTAGAAACAAAGCGTGATGTTGCCCAGTCTCCGTGTTTAACTTGATTACCATAATCATTTATGATACGCTGGTTTTTCTCCAGATTGAGCTTGTACGGTTTCGCCAAAAGGTCTGCTGCATCTTGTGTTGCACTTACTAAAAACGCAGACTTCTTTTTCCCCGTTAGAAATAGTTTAAGGGCTTCCATCATTGTACGTCCTGACTTTGACAACTCTCTCGACCACGGTCTGGCTTCAATATGTTCGGGATTCTCCATTACACGCTTTGTACTTCGCTTGTGGAAGTTTGCAGGCTCTGAGGTATAATATTTTGAAAAGTAGTACCTAAACCAAGCTTCGTGGTCGGCTTCCAGAGCTTCAATGCGTTTGCGCTTTTCCCGTTCGGTTTCGTTGGATGCCACAGGAGCATCCCGGTTCATATCTTCAATGAACTCGTCCCAGTCTATTAAAGCGCGTTTTTCGGCTGGTTTTAACATTAGTTAATTAGTGATTTAATGAAACTGTCTGCAAGGCTTGAAATCTCTTTTGCCTTTTGATAATCGTCTTCACGTATGTAAATCGCGAAGCGCTTCATTACCTCGATCACGTCTGCCACAGACATGTCGGTTTCTAGTTGGCGTATAGTTGCTGAGTATTTAACAAGAGCATCTGCCTCCTTACTATTTGCAAACTGTTCTCCATCTGGTTTGCTTTCAATGTGATCATTTAGTGCTGTTAGTTGACGATATACACGGTATAGCTCACTTTCTTTAGTAATGATCACATTTGCCCGCCGCGTTTCCCAACCTTCCTCTTTAACCCATTTGTTCATGGTCACGGCAGAAACCCCAACCCGGTCGGCAAGTTCCTTTTGTACCGTTACGCCCTCAACTGTATAAAGCAGCTTGGCGTAGTCCTTTTTGCGCTGTATGGCTTCTTTTTTCATAGGCCAAAGGTGCAAGCATCCACGCCAAAAAAGAATTTGTCTTTTGTAGCGCCACCTCTTGCAGGGGGCAGCGTACCCACTTACCGGGGGGTATTACCAAGCTGCATTTTTTTAGCCCTCGATACCAAACCATCTTTGACCCATCAAAATGCAACAAGCAGCAGGCAACTATGAAAAAGAGTACGAGACGATTCCCAATTAGTACCGAGGCAAAAAACAGCAACGGTTTCCGCGTACGTACCGCAGGGATCAACTTAGCAGATTTTAAAACCAATCCGCTCTTATTGTGGATGCATATACGACCCAAGGGCGAAAAGGCTGACGAAATCTTACCACTAGGATATTGGGAGGATATCGAATTAAAAGATGGTCAGATTACCGGCGTGCCTGTATTTGACGACACCGACGATTTCGCAATGAAAATCTTTAAAAAGGTTGAAAACGGAACGATCAAAATGGCTAGCGCTGGGCTTTTACCTCTTGAATTTGTCGAAGTAGACGGTGAAAAGTGGCTCGAAAAATCAGTGCTTAAAGAGGCTTCCATGTGCGATATAGGCTCTAATAGTGAATCTGTTGCTGTAGTGCTTTACAACGAAGCCGACGAGCTTGTAAAGCTTTCTGAAGTACTTACAAATCTTAATCAAAACACCGAAATACCTATGAAACTTATTCAATTAACTGCGTCTACGATGGCGCTGCTTAAACTGTCAGACGGTGCCACCGAGACCGATGCGCATACCGCAATCGCAGAGCTGGTAACACTGAGCCAAACCCAAGGCACTCAGATCAAAACCTTAGAGAGCGAAAAGGAAGCAATACAGCTGAAGCTTGACGAGGCTGAGAATGCCGGCAAAGACGCTAAGATCATCGCACTTGTTGACAAAGCCGTTGAAGATCGTAAGATCACTGCCGATCAAAAAGAGGGAATGATCAAACTGGCTAATGCTGACTTTGACGCGGCAAAAGCACATTTGGATTCAATTCCATCAACCCCAACCGCTTCAAGCCAAATGAAGACCGACGCACCCGCCGGTGATGAGCTTAT